GTAAGCCATAGGGAGCGGAAACGGTTGGATAAGCCATTTGATACTCCTAATTAATAAGTTAAGAACCTTTTCCAAAAGAACCCACAGTAACCTTCCCTTCATTGAAGAGGGGCATCCGAGGATCATTCTGGCGCATAAGAGTGTTCTCTACAGCCTTCATTTGAGCATCAGCTTGGTCAGAGTAATGTTTATTACGCTGGTCAACAAACTCAAGTGGAGTTTTGCAAAGTAACAATCCGCCAATCTCAACATTGTCTTTAAAACGACTATTGGGATCAGCTAGCAGTTGTAATTTGGGTTGTTCTTCAATTCTTACAGGTTCCCACCCTTCTCTTAACTTCGCTGAGAGGTTGCGAGGATCGGAAGTGTTAAGTGTTGAAATACGAATCCATCTGTACGCGTAGCCAGGTTGCTTATCCGGTTCAGGGAGAAGCTCAGGTTGCGACCACTGCTTTGGTCGTTCTGACTGAGTACGGTTTTGTAATTCACGTTCTAATCTGTTTGTTGCCATTTTTAAGACTCCAATTTATTAAGTTCACGGGCGTACTGCTCTGGGCTCAGACCAAATTTCTTGGCCAAAGCTACTTGCGATTTAGTTAGCACAATCTTTTTAGAAGATGTACTTCGCTTCGCAGGTGCTACGACCGTACTTAACTTAGTTGTACGCTGAGGTTTTTCGTCCTCATCGTTTTGAGTGTCGGCAAATTCTTCTGGAAATCGCCGTTTTACTTCTGTGTCAATACGTTTGTAATATTCATCCGTACCAACAAAGTTACGTCCATAGGATTCTTCCAACTCTTCGTGTATCCCTTCAGCGTACTTGCGCATCGCACGTCTGTTAGGATCAACAAACCATTGGTTTTTTGAAACCCATTCAGCAACTTTAGGATCTAGTTGTGCAGGCTGCTGAGACTGCTTTTGTGCTATTTGTACATCATTTTCAGGAATTTGTACAGTAGGTTTGAAATTTTTTGCCTTGTCAAGTTTAAGTTGTGCCTTCATCAACTCTTCTTGAGCCTCTAAAAGTCTATCGGAGTCACCCGAGTCATAAGCCTCTTTGTAGTTCCGTTTAGCCTTCTCTATCTCCATCTCCGCAGAGCTTTGGTAGGTAGAAATTAGCTCTTTCTCACCATACTGCAACATTTCTTTAAGCTTTTTGTTCTCATCGAGGATTTTTTGCGCCAGGGTTAATGCCTCCTGTTGCTCTCGATAGGCTGATTCTTTAGCCCGACGTTCATCGTGCCAAGCCTTTTTGTACTGAACAAACTTGTCTTTTACGTTCTTAGAGTACTCTTTAGACTTATCTGCAGTCTCTAGTTCCTCCTTAATACCGTCTGGTAAAGGTTCTACGTCCTGATCTTCAGGCGGAGTGTCGTCTTTTACTTCAATTTCTACGTCATCTCCTTCCACAGATATGTCAAATTCGGACTCTGTATCTAAGGGTTTACCCTTAGTTTCGTCCTCTTCGTCAGGAAACTTATACTCTTCTTTTTCCATTTGAGCCATGTTTTATCTCCTAGATAAATTTGCGTTTAATGCCCCGTGGGTCTTGAACTACAGCCTCTACGGAGTCATCGTTAATAATGCGGAACTCACGGTCATGAATAACTAGACGTGTGCCAGCATTAGGTCTTACCAGAACAAAATCACCTTTTTTACAGTAAGGACCGTTTGGGAACCGATCTTTATCTGCATAACAGTCAGGACCCATATCAACCACAAATAAGACTGTAGTTAAGAGTTCATCATGCCTGCGGGTCTCATCGGACTTAATAATCCCACTATCAAAGGCTTCTTCAGCTTCTGGAATTGCGCAAAGTATCCTGTACCCTTGCGGGACGGGGAGTTGTTTGGCTCTTTCTTCTGCTTCTTTGTTTAATACTGTGCTTAAATCTACTGCTTTGTGCAACTCTACTACGTTCTGTTGGTCACTCATCCGAGCTCTCCATTGCTTTGTTAAGGTCCATTATGTAGTTACGTGCAGTAAGAAGACCTCGTATCTCGCCACACACTTTTTTGTACTCTTCAAAGTTTTCTACTCGCCCATCGGCTAGTGCTTCTTGGAGTTGTACAACTTTGTTATCAATGGTTTTCACCACGATATTTAAAGCTTTATCAGCTTCCATTACTTACCTTTCTTTGTTTGCCTTTCAGCAATTTCCTTCTGTTGTGCTAGGTTAGTCCTGAGTTTAAGCATTTCTATACCCGCTTTTGCTCCTTCTTTTTGCTGCTCTTTTGCTAGTCTGTCGGCATCTGCCGTTACTTTTACTGCCATTTGTGCCCCAGCAGTGCGGGCTTGCGAAGCTATACGCTCGCGCTCAACCTCAAGCTGCTGTTGCTTTAACATTGCATCAAGCTGGTCTTTTGCTGCTTTTCTCTGCAACTCGCCCTGCTTAATCTGCAACTCTTGCTGTTGTAACTGGATAATTGGGTCTTTCATCTGTTGTGCAGCCTGTTGAGCCTGTGCCTCTTGTTGGTTTTGTGCCAACAACTGTTGTGAAGCAGCGGCTGCCATTTGTGCAATCTGATCTGCCATTTCTGGAGACATTTGTTTTGGCTCTTCCCCATCTTTTGGTATTGGAGGAAGCTGCATTCCCATAGCTTGTTCAATCTGTAGGCGATACTCAAAACCAATATGCTCATTAATGTGAGCCATCATTGCCGCTTGTAGCTGCTGAGCTAACTGTGGGTTCATTCCTAAAATAGATTGAATCTTTGGATCTTGCATTGCTGCCATGTGAACACCAATGTGTGCCTTATGATTCTGCTCAATGAACGCCTTGACAGGTTTGTTCTTCAGAATGTTTTGATTCTCAGCTACTGGATCGGTTGGCTTCATATCTTCAGCCATCGGTACCAATTTCTGATAGTTTTTGATCCCCAACACTTCAAGCATCTGGCGGTGTAGTTGTGGCAAGTCATACAACTGCGGTGCAGTTTGAGCAAGTTGTAAAGCAGCTTGATATTGAACAACTTTCTGCGCCATAGTCGCAGCATTGGGGTCGGATACGGGTAATACATAGACCATGTCATAGTCTGACTGCTTAGCCATGCGACTGCCTTCTTCTGGCTCGTATGGATACTCAGGTGGTGTGTAGTCCCGGATAATTTCTTTTAAAAGTCGGAACTCTTGTTTCATCGAATAATGAATGCGAGCTTGCACCGCACTCATCATCTTTAAAGTTCTTTCTAGAATTGCTAGAGTCGTCCCCACAGGAGCATTTGCGCTCATGTCAGAAACTTTCATATCGGTTGAACCTGCAAACCGACGACCTTCGTCAATTATCTTATCCATCAAGCCAGCTAGTACAACACTTGGCTCTTTATATGGCAACGGTAGGATGTTGTCGCGCATCGTACCGCTGGGTACGTCTACATCCCTAAACTCACCCGGGGCAATCGGGGTATCGTCACCCCTAATACGCAATCCACGGGTTTTGAATCCACCGGGCAGATTGGAAAGAGTACCCGCATCAACGAGCTGTCGAATGAGAGAAGTGCCAGATTTTGCGTAAGCACCAATGAGATGGATAAGGCCAAAACAATAGAAGCCAAACCCTGGAATATATCCGTAATGAACAAAATGCTGGCGTTTCTGGTGAGTGTCATCATCAGGCCTCCAATTACGACGAATAGCTAAAACATTATTCGTACCTTTTTCAATCGTAACAACGTAAGGGAGTGCTATTCCTGTTGGTTCACCGTCGTCATCTTTATGTTCAAAGCCTGGAATGTCCAGCTCAACGTGCATCTCTAATAACTTAAAACGGTCATCGGTTGTTGCTCTAAAGCCAAGCTTCTCAGCAATCTTTTTCTCTACCTCGTCCATTACATTGACGGGGTCGCCTAAATCTATGTCTCGGTAAAAACCTTCATGTTGCAAACGACGTACTTCATTTTCTGTCTTACGCATTACGTGCGTGACCCGTTCTGCTGACTCTAAGCTAGAAGCTCCATAGGGGACAACAACGTCTTCTGCGGGAATAAACATCGCTACTTGACGCTCAAGCTGAGGATCGTAATAAACTTTCTTAAACGCGTTACCCGCTAAACCTAAACCCCACAACAAACGCTCATGCTCAGGACGGTACTCTTTCATCACGTCCGTGATCTGATAGTTCATATCATCTTGCACACGTTGTGCTGCATCTTTTTTCTCTGGGGTTTCTCTGCCAATAATCTGAGTCTTAACAGGACCCATTGCTGGCATTGTTTCCATCATTGTTTCTGCTTGGAACTTAACGACTGCTTCTGCTAGGAGTGGATGGTAGACGCCACAAGCACCTTCCCAAGGTTCAGCACGTTCTTCGATTTTAAGGCCTAGGAGTTCTAAGCCATCCACATAGGTTTGAATCCAATCTTTACGAGCAGAAATATCTGATTCAAAATCACTTACTAAATCACCTACAAGAGTTTCTAGTGTTCTCTCGTCTAGTACTTCAGCTAAGTTCTGGTTAAAGTCTTCTTCGCCTTCTTCAATCTCTTCAATTCTTAATATAGGTTGCCCATCAATACCAATCTCTACGGATTCTGGGTCTTCAATAGCAATCTCTAAAGCTGGCTCGTCGCTCATCTCCTCTAATTGGTCTAACCCAAGTGGAGCTTGTGCTAATGCTTTATCTATTGCCATAATCTATCCTTAATAGTACGCAGCTTTTCGTTTGTACTTATTTAACAAATCGTTTTCCGGTTCATCACTTGGTAGACGTATAAATCCACCCTGCCTAAATCTTAACAGAGCTAGTGTAGTAGAGTCTACCAAGTCATCGTTGGTTCCGCTAGGAAAATCGTTACATTCCTCAATTACTTCCTTCGCCCACCGCCGGTCTGGCGCCCAAACAACCCCTCCCGCAAACAGATCCGAAATAGCATTGACCCGAGAGATTTTATCTTGACCTTTGCCAGGTGTGAATTCCCCGACCGGTACTCCCATACGCCGGAGCTCTTGGTAGAGTGCCGCACCATTGGACTTCTTTTCAACCATAAACGCATCTGGTTCCCATTCTTTGTACTCCTCGAGTACAAGCTTCTTGAGTTCCGGAAACTCCAACCGCTTCTTGATTGCATTAAGTAGGATGATGTTGTAATTATTGACTTCTTCATTAAAAAAGACCCCCCACGTGGTCAAGGCGTTATAGTCAGCACGGTTGTTGGCTTCTTGGGCGGCGTCAAGCGCCATAATCGTAAACTCACATTCAGGTGGATCCTCTCCTTCCCAAATATTCCACCATTCCCTCTTAATCAGAGCACCTTCTTCGGAGACCGGGTTTTGCATGTACTGGGCATTCCAATACCTAATGTCAAGTCCCGCCTTCTTAGCCAACAATTCGTCAATAGGCCAGAACTCAGGCCAGAGGGGCTCTCCGTCGTCTTTAATAGCTGGAAACTCAATAAGTTCCCATTTATCAACATCGTCACTATTGTCCATTTGTTTGACAATTTGTCCGGTTAAGTCAAGTTTTGACCACCGTGTCATCACAACAACAATAGCGCCGCCAGGCATGAGACGCTGTAAAGGCCCAGACTGAAACCACTCCCAAGCAGGAAGAAAAATGTCGGGTCGTCCAGTTTTAGCTTCTTGTTCAGAATGAGGATCGTCAATGATAAAAAGATCAGCACCCCGACCAGCAAGAGCACCACCAACACCGATAGCAAAATATTCTCCATTAAAGTTTGTCCCCCATCTGGATGCTGACTTGGAATCTGCCTGTAGTTCTATTTGCGGAAATATGTTTCGATATTCCTCGGAACCCACCAAATTACGTACACGGCGTCCAAAGTTAACAGCCAAATCCGCTGTGTGGGAAGCCATAATGACTTTTTTGTGAGGATACTTACCCAAGAACCAGGCAGGAGCGAGATAGGATATAAGTTCCGATTTACCATGACGCGGAGCGATATTAACAATGACTCGTTTTTTCTTACCTGCAGCAATATCTTCAAAAATTTCAGCCAGTTTTGAATGGTGAGGCCCCACCTTATAGCCCGGATATACATGTTTAATAAAGTCCAAAAAGGACATTTTTCCTATCTCTTGAGTTAGAAATTCGTCGTATTTAGCGAGTAATGCGCAACTTTTTCGCTTGATTTCAGGGGGTGTTTTGGGGTTTTTTGCTATTTGACGTAGCTTAAATAGCTTCTCTGGAGTCAGTTTTAGCTGTAAATTAGCTGTCATTTCGTTCTTTTCTGACCACTTCTTTGGCTTCTACATCTATATATTTGCTCTCTACATCATCTAAGAGGCTCAAAAGCTCGTTTTCAACTTCTTCCATGGTCTGAATCTTAATAGTTGTCTCAGTTCTCTTCTTAAATGCGTCGACTCCATCGACTTCACCCAAGGCACGTAGGGCTGCAATCTTAGTTTTTACGTCTTTTGAGGCTTCTACTGAGTGAACTAGGTGGTTAACTACGTAAGTTTTGAGTTCTGCAAGCTCATCAACAATAGAAACCTTCATCTGAGCCACCATACCAGCTAACATGGCCAACGTCTCGTTAGGATATTTAGAGAAATCAGGTCTAACTAGGGGATTTGTAAGCATTTCTTTAGCAATTGCCTTAGCTTCCTCCACATTTTCCTTACTTGGGGCAATGGGTTGCCCTGTTAAGTCAGACATTAGTGCTACAACCGCCGCCCGCATGTTCAATTCTTCGGTCGGAGTTAGATCAGGAAACGCTTCAGAGGCGTTTTTAGGTAGAGGGACGTTCTCTTCTATAACAGGTACGTATGCTTCCATGAACGGAGTGTACCTCCTTTTTTAAATATGTGTAAAGAAGTTCTTTACTGAAAAAGAGGGGCCAACTACGGCCCCGAAGTCACACCCTCACAGTGTTAAAAATAGTATACCCCCATTTTTGAACTACGGGACTCCTAGGTATTTTGTTTTGCAAAACTGCCGGGTCTGTGTCTGGGGAAAAAATCAGTAGGGGTATACCCTTATAGATATGTAAAGTAAAAAATAAATCGGGGGCCGTGTGTTTTAGGCTTAACTGTTTGATTATGTTAAGGAAAATGGCATTTTGTTTTTTTAATTGGCATCATAAGTGGTGAATAAAGATTGAGAAATTGGTGGAGTTATTTGTGTGGATTATGGGGTATGGGGGCCGACGGGGGACCCGTTTGGCAAATTGGGGGGTGGGGGTCGCATACTAGCCCGTCAAAACTTTACATATGGGGTACATATCAGCTATATATAAATCATGGCGACAGGTTATGCCGATCAACGATCTGCGATCTATCCCATACCTTCTTAAAGGAAAACAAAATGAACAAATATCAACTGTTCTATACCAATGCTATGCACCCTGTTAAAACCGGTGATGTAGTTAAGTTCAACAATCGTGCATGGACAGTCGAGACAATCGACGCCAAGCATAGTTACCTAGACTGCTGGGTTTGGGTGCGCTCGATGGACGAGCAACATGTATGTATCAAAACTAGTGGCGCATTGTTTGGCGCTCGGTTCTTCGAAGTTAAATAACCAACAGGGGGGCGCAAGCCCCCCACTAACCACAGGAGTTAATCATGCAAGTAACCACAATGTCAGACATGTTGGCAAAGCGCACACCTAGAACACTAGGCACACTAACAGTATCAATGCCTTTGACAATACCTCGCACTAGTCAACCAAGCACAGTCAAACAAAGCACTCTTGTTAGATGGAGCTACATCGATCTAGAGCAAGCTAAGGAACTTAAGGAACAGTTCTTAAGTAAGAACGATGAATTAAATCCTTCGTTCCTAGAATTTAAATGGACACCCTGTCCTGTAAAACTGTAATTAACAGGGGGGCGCAAGCCCCCCACTAACAAGGAGAATCAAAATGATTACAACCACCATAGAGTTTAATAAATATGAACTCGGCACTGTAACCACAGCATGCTATGAAGAATGGCATAGAACGGGTGACGTATGTTCCTTAGAGATGGCTATTAAATTATGTCGTGTTTATATATCTATGCTAGGTGGATATGATCCTTACAAACTAAAGGAGCATTACACAGAATACCTAGAACTATGGGAACGTGAGCTAGATATAGCTAATGAGGGTGTTAAGGATTTTTTAGGTTATTAATCACAGGGGGCGCAAGTCCCCTACTAACAAGGAGAAACATCATGGTAATCAGATACAAATCAAAACTGTACAAACTATTAGCACTCATGCCAACACATGTCAGCCCATACAAAATGGAGTTCGTAAGATATGGCACGGCATATACTGACTACGTCGCAGTAACGTGGCGTAAGTTCTAACCTAGCCGACCTTCGGGTCGGCTTTCTTTTTGTCCCTTTGATACCAGTTATTTGTCCTCGAGCGCACGAGGGCGAGCGGGTCAAGATCACTATATAGCGTGTCACTCTTGCGTGGAACTTTACTTATCGGGCATAAACCTGCTATCTAATACTCAGCGGTCGGCGGGTGCTGATCGCATTAACGCATTACCTTATTTTATAGGGAGAAGTAAACATGGCTAAATCAAACGCCAAAGCAGTCGAAGCCCTCGTTGGGGTTGATCAATCCGCTAACCTTGATCGTGATCCTATATCACTAAAGGACGGCGCTTACCAACAAGCTAAAGCGGGGGATCGTATCCGCTCAGTTGCTAAGTATGTAATGGCAAACGCTGTTGGTTTCCCTGAAACTGTTAGCGACGAAGCTAAAGAGCAGTTGAACGAGGGTTATCGTTTGCGGTTTAACGAGAATAACCCGCCAGAGCAATATGCGATTGTTGACGGCAATTATTTGCTGATCGACGGATCTAATCCTGATCTGGCTAACGCTAAAGAGAAAATCAATATCGGCGTAGATTACGCTTGTGTTGCTTTTACTCAGCAACAGTTTGGCAAGCTAAAGAACGAGAATCCCGCTCTTTACGCTATCGTCAAATCGTGGCGTGATCGTGTCAGCACTTACTGCTCTAATCGTTTAGGTGATCTAAAGCGCCAAGCTAAAGCGATCCTGAACGAGGGCAAAAAGCGGGAACGCTCAGCGACTGCTGATTTTGCGAAGCGTATCGACGATACCTTTGCTGATCTTGCAACGAAGTGCAAAACTGCTTCTGCTCGTGGCGACGAAACCGCTAACGAAACGAAGTTCAGGGAAGCACGAGTTGCTTTCATGGTTAAATGGAACGCCGTTTAACCTAACCCAAACCCTGACCGGCTTGCCGGTTGGGGTTTTTTTGTGCCTATTGATACCAGTTATTTGTCCTCGAGCGCGTGCGTGCGTGTGCGTTATATAAGAGTCCACTACCCCATGGAATGTTGAATAGTGCCCTACCTATCAGCTATACATATTTTTAATGACAGAATGGTCTGTCAGACAATAGGAGGACATATGTCCCATCAAAACTTCGCATCAATTAAAGATGCATCGTATCAAGGCTGTATCAGCGCAGAAAAGGGTATTTCTATTGGTAAGTATATTCTTACCCAATGCCCTACATTCTTGGACTCAGTCTCGGAAGAGATTAAGGCTGAGATTGAATCAGGGCAGATGCTCAGATTCCATGAGAATAACCCTCCACAGTATTACAAGGATGGTATTCCCTGTGAGTCCACCACCAAGGGGGCTACCAAGGTAGACATCAATGTGGTGATGTCATTCACCCAGCAACAATTTGGCAGGATGAAGAATGAAGATCCTGTCAAGCATGGGATTCATAAATCATGGAGGGATTCATGGTCTACCTACAAGTCCAATCGCATGAAGGACTTGAAGAAGTATGTCCGAGATGCAAAGGACAGCCTTGAGGGTAAGGTCAGAGAGCGCTCTGCCACCAAGGATTTTGCTGTATGGCTCAAGGAGGACTTACTACCTAGCATCAAAGCTAGGGCTAAGACAGCCAAGGCTAGGGGTGATGCCACAGTAGACGATGCTGTGGTGAGTGCGATAGCCAAGGCTATCAAGTAGGGCTAGGGGATAGGGCGAAAGCCCTATCCCTTTTTTTGTGCCAACTGAAACCAGTTATTTGTCCTCGAGCGCGCGAGTGCGTCAAGCGCACTAAATACCGTTCCACGGTGTAGTGGAATTCTTCTACGCCAAGCCCCGCATCTTTTAATTTTATTCTAAATGACAGACACCGCCCC